GTTGCGACCTTGTTGCACACCCTTGCAATATGCTCACAATGAAGCAGTTAGCATAGGGGAGGTATAGGGGGAGGGGGTGGGGGAGGTATAGAGGGAGGTATGTTTCGTTGTATTTCCTGGCGATTTCGCGTCCCTTTTGACTGGCGACATGGGTTTAGCAACATTTCGGAATTTTCCAACATTTTTATTCCGTGTTATTCCGAATCTCGAAACGATTTCCTATCTTTGTGCCATGCAGAAGGAGATTCGCATTTTACGCTTCAAGTACCCGGACAGGACCGAGTTCACCGAGGAGGAGATCCGCGAGGTGAAGAGGCTGCTGTCCCGTGACGACGAGAAGGACGAGAGCGCATGCCGCCTTCCCGTGAAGTTCGTTCCCGTCGGACACGTCTGCGCCTTCAAGGGGAAGATATACAGGTGCGTGGAGGCGTCGCGGAGCATCCTGACCGATCCGTGCCTGGGTTGCGACATCGGCGGGGAGAACTGCACGTCGAAGGCTCCCCAGTGTTCGCCCTTCGACCGGAAGGACCGGAAGAGGGTCTGGTTCAAACTCGTAGAGAACGGGGAGTAGTTATGGATATCGAAAAGGCGAAGGAGGCTTCCGACCTCTACGTTCGGAAGCACCATACCGAAGTGATGGCATGGGACTTCGACGCCACCTATCGGGCGGCGACCGACCGGAATGCGGAGACCACCGTCAAGATTCCCGTCCGCTGGCTTCCCGTCCTGATAGCGAAGGCGTACGAGGATATTGCAAACATCGAAAAGCAGATACTCGCATTATGAAAGCTGGAGACGAATGTTGGGTCTGGTGTTCCCAGGCGCTTTACAACACCGGCATGATCGCGAGGGGTGTTCTTGTCGACGTTGACAAAAACTTCGCGGAGGTTAGGTTAAGCAACCGCGATAAGCCGTACGTGTTTCTTGCCTGCGAGGTGTTCCCCACACGGAGGGCCCTTTGTGAACATTATCGTAAAGTCTTTGAATAGCCAATGAAAATCAGCAAAAGAACTGGTCGCTTGAAACTGGACTCGAAGGACACCCGCATCGGGAACTTCATCGTGTCCGTAGAGCCTGAACACGTTAAGATTCAGGACATCAACTCCGTTTATTTCATCCGTTACTCCAAGCGGATGCCGATGGGAATCTGGCTTGGGAATCTCCTTGAAATGGGAGAGGAAGGCTTGAACTCCATCAAGACCTACATAGCCGTGATGTGGTCTCTCTTTTCCGTTTCCCCGGACAACGAGCTTGTTCAGGATATCTTGAGGGCCGCAGAGAATGCCCTGAAGCGTCACCCCGACTGGTACGGATACAAGATGACCGACGACGACGCGGAGAACGACAAGGCCGCGCAAGAGGTCAAGGAGATGAAGGAGTTCGAGGAGGAGGTCAAGAATCTTTCCGGGGAGGAATAGAAAAAGCCCGCCATCGCTGGCGGGCCAAACCTTTTTTTGAGTTATGGAACGCTTTCGCGTCCGATGCAAAGATAGGGACTTTGGCGGAAAAATCAAATCGGCTCGGTAGGTTTTTTCACTTCGCGCACCGTAATTCCGTGAAAGTAGAGCATCATGGCCTTCTTTAACGGCCAGCGATCATTTGGAAACCCCTTGAAATCCTCGACCACCCATTCGCCGATGTCCCACGCGATTTGATAATCCCCGGTGGATTCTCCTTTATCGTGAACCTTGTAGTACACGAAATCAGCCGTGTAGGTTATCTCCCGTTCAGCAACCCTCTGCACCTCCTTTGTCTTGGTTTTTAATTGCACGATTTCCGTGCGATATTGCGTCGGGATAAGGGTGTACTTGACCTGGCGTTTCAAATGCCTAATTTGGCCGTTCTTCTCTGCTTCTTTGAGGAATAGCCAACGTTCCCATTCCCCCTTTGAATCAAACTCCCCGTCGGGGGTAGTCATCTTCTTGTTGTTGAACTTGTGTTTGGGATTGAATTTCATTCGGGCATCGGTTCAAAGTGATATTCGGGAAAACAACAGCACCTGGAGTGCTTGATTTCAAAGGGCACATCAATCGGAATAGGGTGGTTGGCATCGTCCTCGCACTCGTCGCAGTCGTAGTTGCTCCCTCTCCTGCGGACATAATACTCCGCTCCCCTCGCCATCGCATCTTGCCACTCGGCATACCTTATGGACGCGAGAATCGCGTTCTGGCCGATGACGGCAAGTTGCCCGGCTATGTCCTTCGGATAGCCGCGCCCCCATTTGAGGATGTCCCTCGGCAAGTCTTTCCAGTACCGCGAAAGGAACGGGTTTGCAAGAAACCGCGAAATCTCCACCCGGAGCTCGCTCTGCGAAAGGCCGTACACGAATGCGAGGGCGATCCATACCTCCAGCAGCTCCTTGAGGAATGACCCCTGCTGGTCGAAACGGGTAAGGATCGGCACGAACCGGTCGTCCGATTCCCTGTCCCAAGCCTCGTCGAAATCGTAGTAGTCCAGATTCTCCGAAACGATGGAGCGGGCGACTTCCTTCGCCTTCTCCGCGAGGGAGTCGGAAAGGTTGCGGCAGATTTCGTTGGCCCTGTCGTTCAGTTCCGGGTCTTTGTCCCAGATGAAGTCCGCCCCCATTTCCTTGTAGAGAAAGGCGAGGGCGATTAGCGCGGCCACCGCCTTGTCGAACTCCTTCCTAGATTCCCTCTTGTAGGCGGCCACTTTCTGGACTACGGCGTCGTTATTCAGCATTGTTCACGCGGGATTGGGCCACGGGATTCTGCCTTGCGTTCTGCACGGCCTGTTCGGTCTGCTGCGCGGCCTGTTCTGCCTTGAGTTCGTCCTGCGCCTCCTGGAGAATCCGCTTCACCTCGTCCGGCGAGGAATACCCGACGTTGTATGCGAGTTCGGTAGCGGTCTTCGTGGACATGGCACCGCATGTTACGAGCTGCTGGATGCCCGCGATGACGTCGTTCTCGGAGAGGAAGATGAACGGGTCGAGGTACGTCTTGACGTTCAGGGACTCTGCTTCCGTGATGCGGCCCTTCTCCAGGAAGTAACCGTGCTTGAAGAGCGCGGCGATGCGGTTGAGGAACGGCTGGTAGTCCATGGAGTCCGCCATCGCCTTCATGTAGGAGTCCGCGAAGAGCATCTTGACGGTCCGGGAGGAGATGTCGGCGCCGGACTTTATTTCCGGGGTTTCCACAACGAAGGAACCGCGAAGGATCTCTTTCTTCATCAGGGCGAGCTGCGCGGTGAAAGCCCCGTCGGCACCCTGGGCCGGTTCAAGGAATCCGACCTTTGCGTTCGGGTCGATGGAGTCGATCCGGGCGGGGGTTCCGTCCACGTTCGACATCATCTCGAACTCCGCGCCGAGGGTGTAGAGGATGCGGAGGGCGTAGGCCGCGTTGTTCTCGGAGAACTGCGAAAGGGCGATTTCCCAGCCGTCGATGAGCGCCTGCGAGGCGGACCACACCGGGCCGTCGTCGTTCCGGTGGTAGGCGACAGGGCAGAACGGGAAGCCGTGCGGGATGGGAGATCCTTCCATTTCCCAGCCGTCGTTGTCGTCCTTCTCGCGGTAGGTCACGAAGTGCGTGGAGTCCACGACGTCCAGGTACCGATGCACGTTCCCGTCCCAGTCGCTCTGGTTGTAGAGCCTGCCGAAAAGTGTCATGTCTCCCGTGAGGGTGTCGTAGTGAGGATAGAGCGTGTCCCCGTCCGTGTAGGAGAAAACCCGCCATCGAACCCGCCCGTCGTTCATGTAGACGTATACGGCCACGTCCGCGACCGAGAACGCCCTGTCGATGGCATCGTTCACGGCCACCTCCATGTCCTTGTCCTCCCAGCCCTCCCGGAAGAATGTAAGGCGGTCTATCATCTGCTGGCTTGTGCCGCCGGAAACGAGCCTCATCCCGACGTTGTTTCCGAGAAGCGCTTCCTTGCGTTGCAGATGGATGTACTGCTGGAATCCCACGGCGATGCGCGAACGGACCTTTGCCTGATACGCGCCGGTCTCCTTGTTCACGTACATCGTGTTCGGGTAATACTTGATGTGGTTGATCTTGTGCGAGGACGGATGGAACTCCCGCACGAAGTCGGCCTGGGTCTTGAGTTCGCGCACCACGTCGTCTATATGGGCGAGGTATGCGGTCCCCGGCGTGACCATGGGCGCACTCCCCACTACCCCGGATGGGACCGGGATGGAAAAGGGCTTCCTTCTCATTATCTGTTCGGGAGTCATCTTCCCGATGGTAGGTGTAAGTCTCATAGCGTATGATTATTCGTTCTACATTCCGAACCAACTCCAGTCTCCCCGGCGCACCTTGCGGGCCTTCTTCGCATTGTCCAACCTATCCAGTGCATAGAGTAATGCTTCTATAAAGTCGGGGCTTCTTCCAAGTATCGCCTTCATTTCCGTTTTCTTGATGAGGGCTTTGGGGTTCTCCTCCTCCTTCCACTTCAACACGATCCTTTCCTCCACAAGCCTGTCCCGGACGGTGAATGGGATGCGCTTTTCCGTGTAAGTCCTGCGAAGCACCCCTTCGTCGATTGACAACTGCCCGTTCTGCAAGGCATCCACCAGCATGCCCGCGCACTCGGACTTCCGGGTGTTGTACGAAGCCTTGTCCTTTGCCGGGGCCTTGTTGTCGAAGCCGAAGCACCCGCGCATGTCCTCCGACTGCTTTAGCCAGTTGCCGATGCCGTTCATGTCGAAGGCGAAGTTCTCCTTCGGGATGTCGTTCTTGCGGAGGAACTCCAGGATGATAGGCACGACGTCCTCGCTGGTGACGTACCTCTTTGCGAAGAGGTCTATGATGTGCATTCCGTCCAAGGCCCACAGGACGAGCCAGTCGTCCCGGAGCGCGATGTCGCCGCCTCCGACACGGGTTCCGCTTACCTGCGGCGCGTTCTCGAAGAAGCGGTTCATGTCGTTCATCGTAATCAGCGCCCCCGTGTCGTCCACGTCCTTCCAGATGCCCCTGATGTCGTTCACGGTGGACTTCGCGCCGCTGGAGGATATGCGGTTCATGTACTTCGGATCGGAGACCTGGAGGATCTTGTTCTCGGAGAAGTCCCCGTCTATGAATGTAACCGACGTGATGAACTGTCTGTACTCGTTATCCGGGTCGTCCGTGAGCTGCGAGATTTTCCGTTTGGCGTTGGGATTCTCGTAGACCTCTTCCGGGGAATCCCCCCATGCGATTTCCATCACGTCCTCGCCGTAACGGCAGAAGTATCGAATCGCGCCGGACCGCTCACGGATGGCCGTGTCCGTTTCCGGGTCTATCCACCACTCCAGGAACCAGCGGAGCTTGTTGCTGCGCCCCACCGGGTTGCAAGTGCATACGAACTGCGAGGGCAGGCCGGTCGTGCTTCGGTTGGAGCCGATGAGGTCGAAGATGACCGACATTGATTCCTTCGTGAATTCGGCCAGCTCCTCGATGACGATGTACGGCATCTCCGCGCCACGGAAACGGTCCTTGATCTTGGAAAGGTCCGCAAGATGCTCCATCTTCATCGTCGCCCCGGTTCCGTTGAAGAACTTCGCCTCGAACGAAGTGTCCGCGAAGTTCGCAACGCCACGGAACACCTGTTTCGCGGATTTCCATATACCGCGCTTCACGTCCGCCTCGTAACGCCTGAAACCATAGAGATTCGCGTCCGGCTCGTCGAAGTAGAGCGACGCGTCGAAAAGGGATATGAACGACTTGCCGGAACCCCTCTTCCCGCCGACTATCTTGATGTCGGCCTCGTTCGTTATGACGTTCTCCTGGAATCCGGCCTGCGGGATGATGTTGTACACCCGTTTTCCCTTTCGCTTCAAGTCAAGATTCTCTTTCCGCAGTTCCTCGATATAGTCGTAGTCATAGACCTCCATCCCGTATTCGAGGAACACGGGGTCAAGGTGCTTTTGACGCTCGGCTATGTCGGTGTTTGCCATGTCGGTGGCAAAAGTGCGGGGTTTTCGGGAATTTTTCGGAATTTTTATTCCAATATATTCCGAACCGCTTAATATATTTGCCCGTGTATGGAGCAGAAGGCCGAAGACAGGGGCGTACAGGTGCGTTGCCCGTTCTGCGGGAAGAAAATCCCCGTCCAGGTGAGGGAACTCATCGGGAGGCTTACCATTTCGGTCAGATGCCCCGGCTGCAAGCGGGTTGGAGAAATCACCTTGCAGGACATACGATAGCGCCGTTTTGAGCGCACACAGAGGCTAACGAGAGTTACTTGATAACCATTCAGGCCCGGAGTAGGAACCCAAGAGGGTTTCCGCTTCGGGCTATTTTATAACCTAACACGCTCATTGACAATGTTCAAAGACAAAATCGCAAGTGCGGTCAAGACGAAGTATCAGCGTTTTGGATTGACCAACGAGGCTATTGACCGGATTGCCTCTGCGAGAGAAAAGACGGTCGACAGCGAGGAGGAAGTCGAAACGGCGGTTGCTGACGCCGAGACGATGGGACTCATCGCAAACGAACTTCAAAGGATGCGCGACGCGGAGATCCAGAAACGGACCGACACCCAACGCGCCTTCGACGCCTACAAGGAGAAGAACCCGGACCCGAAACCGACCGGGAATCCCGAACCTCCGAAGCCGGAGGAGCAGCCGGAACCCGCATGGGCGAAGGCCATCCGCGAACGCTTCGAGCGCGAGGACAGGGAGCGGGAGGAAAAGGCCCTCCGCGACACGATCACGGCGCGGTTGAAGATGGAGGGGTGCGCCAACGCGGGAATCCTCAAGTCCACGATGAACGGATTCGTTCCTGTCAAGGACGAGAGCGAGGACGCCGCCGTGGCGAGGCTCAAGACCGAGTACAGCAACCTCTACAAGGAGGTGTTCGGAGAAGGGGCCGCACCCGGATTCGGAGGCCAGCCTTTCGCCGATGCGAAGACGGCAACCGAGAGGAAGAACGACTTCCTCCGTCAGCTGGGACTTCTCCCCGGCAAGGACAAGTAAACCCAAATCATCAACAACATGCCTACTTTCAGCTCATTCAACGCATTTGGCTCCGAGTCCTACGAGGCCTCCCAGAGCCATGTCCCCGTGTGGCTGGGTGTCGTCGGTCCCGTTCCCGTGGGCGGCACGCTGAAGAAGGACTATGCCCGGAAGGGCTTCCTCCTTCCCGCCGGTTCCCCGGTCAATCTCACCGACAAGATCATCACCCCGTTCGTCGGCTATGAGGTGGTTTCCTTCACCGGCGCCGGCGCTTCCGACACCTACGACACCATCGTGGTGAAGCCCGCCGATTTCGGCGGCGTGAAGGTCGCCCCCGCCGCAGAGGACATCCTCCAGGTCGTCGGCGCCACCTTCGACGCCACGGGCGCCGCCCGCGAAATCTATTCCTCCACCCTCATCACCGAGGGTACGAACGCCGGAGCCTACACCGTCCTCGTCGCTAAGAGCGCGAACTTCGGTTCCCTTACCGCAGGTGACGTCCTCACCCCGTCCGCCGGGACAGCCGGTGCCTCCGGCAAGTCCATCGCGGTCAAGCCCAACGGCTATCTCTACAACGACATCTACTTCAGAAACCTTGACGGCAGCGCGAACAACTACGACCTCGCCGCCACCGGTGCCGTGGTGATGTATCACCACGACGGCCTGCTCGTCGAACTGACCCCTTCCGGCCCCGTCAAGGAGCAGATGAAGGCTGCGGTTCCGGGTGTCCTCCAGGTGCTTGTCTAACCCTTAAAGAATAGGAGAAAACACTATGGATACCTACCAGATTCAGTTCTACGACCTTCTCTCACGCGCCCTCGGTCCGGGCGAGAGCATCCAGACCTTCCTGGACAACACCCTCGCGCTGAAGTACAACGCCCTCCAGCTCGACGGCTTCGCTTTCGAGCCGTTCATGCAGACGGACTTCACCTTCGAGCAGGTTTTCGGCGAGGTCGGCCTCAACGCCACCGCGCAGTACTACGACCTCGACTCCCCCGCCCTGCCGGACGGCACCCCGGGATTCAAGTCCTACACGGGCAAGATTCCCCGGATGAAGAAGGTCGAGTACTTCAACGAGGACAAGCTCCGCAAGATGAAGCTCGTCGAGGACCGTCGCTCCAGCACCTCCGCCCAGATTGCGGAGATCGCCTACCAGCAGCTCTTCATCACCGTGGACAACCTCATCGGCGGTCACACCAACGCGCTGACCTATCAGCGTCACCAGGCCGTGTCCAAGGGTAAGTTCGCCATCAACGCGACCAACAACCCGAAGGGTATCAAGAACGTGGTCATCGACTACCACATCCCCGCCGACAACAAGACCACGCTGTCCGACAATTTCCGCTGGTGGACCTCCTCCACCCACACCGACGCGAACAAGGGTTCCGCTTCCGACCCCATCGGCGACCTCCGTACCGTCGTGCAGACCGCCCGCAACAAGGGCGTCCGTGGACACTTCGAGGTGAACATCGACTACCTCAAGGAGTGCCTGATGCACCCGAACGTGCTGTCCGTCATCGGAACCTCGATGCTCCCGGCCAGCGACTCCACCGCGCAGACCGCCTATGCCCGCATCCAGCCCTACGACGTGCTGAAGGCCCGTCTCGAGGCCCTCATCGACGCGCCCATCAAGGCCATCGACTCCCTCGTTCCCATCGAGAGCATCGACAAGGCCGAGAAGGCTTTCGTGAAGGCCAACGTGAACGCCTTCGAGAAGGACGTCTGGGTGTACGTCCCGGACGGCCAGATCGGCGTCGTCAAGACCGTCGAGCCTATCGCCATCGAAGGTGGCCAGTACGGTTCCTTCTACGGCGGGAAGCTCCTTCTCACCGTGGGCGTGGACTACGTGAAGAAGTGCCAGAGCTACAACACGGAAATGACCTCCTTGGTCATCCCCACCGTGCCGCAGTACATGTGGTATCTCTTCCCGAACGCCTAAAGTTCATTGACAACGTGAAAATCCGACGGAAGAAATGGCATACATCGCAGACGGCATGACCCTCATAAGGTGGCTTCGGGCGAAGACCGACCTCATACTCGACCTCTCCGACGACTTCGTCTATGCGACGCTCCTCCATCGGGGCGTCGACGACGACGAAGCCCTCGTTTCGGACGTGAGCGAGAGAACCCGCGACCTCATCCTTGCGGACACCTACTACGGCGCAGCCGTTTCTTCCGTGAAATCGGGAACCCAGGGCGAAGCCGACGGCGGCTGGACCCACTACGTCGCGATCAAGAACGTGGTCAACCGCGATGCATTGATGCAGATGGCCAAGGACTTGTATGCGAAGTGGGACGAGCCGTTCACCGACCCGAACCCGAAAATCCGCCTCAAACCGCTCTACTGATGTTCAACGTTCGCTGGCCTCACACGTTCACGATACTCAAGGAGAACCTTGATGCGAACGGCCTTCCCGTTACGGATGCGGACGGCAAGCCGGTGACGGGAGACATGGAGGTCGAGCGGATAGTCTACGACCCGCAATGGAATCCACGCCGCCGTGCAGACGGTAGGTTCGTGACCGAAACGATTACGAAGATTCCGTGGGGCTACCGAACATCCACCGGCGGTATGAAAACGTCCGGCGAGGTCTGGGTGGCGGACTATAAGATTTCCTGCCCGATGCTTCTTACCGACCTCCCGTCCGGGACGGTCCTCGTTATGACCGACTATGTCCACACCTTCCGCGTGAAGGTGGTGAAAGCTACGACATACAACTGGGGGACCAATCTCTGGGTGGACAACATCAAGAACTGATGGGTTACGAGGCGCAGAACAGGGCGGCGATCAAGCGGGGGTTCTCCTGGCTCAAGTCCGAGCAGGAAAAGATCGTCCGCGATGGCATGTACGGCCTTCTCAACGCCGGCCTTTCATACCTCGAAGACGCTCACGACATGCACTCGCCGGAGATGCACCACGAACACGAAAGCGATACGCTCGGATGGGCGCTAGTCCATGACGGTACCATCCTTGAAACCGTATCGCAGTCGAAGGGTGAGTTCACTCCTCGCGGCGATGCCCTCGGAAGGCTCCAGCAGATAGCCAGCGAAAGTCCCGTAGGCTGGGTTGGAATCATCATGTCCGACATGGCGAACGATTGGTACAGGGTCGATTACGAAATGGATTTCCTTCACTACACGCAGGACGAAATCAAGAATCACTTTCAGGACTTTTTCAAGCGCATTTCCGCATGATTAACGACTTCGACATAACCGACGTGGAGAAACTCGTCACGGATGCCGTCCGGGGATTGAACGTTTCCGCCCATGTGTGGAACAACCGACCGAAGGCTACGGACGATTCCATCGACGATTTCGTGGTCGTGAAGGTCACGGGAGGCATCTCCGACAAGGCCGCTTTCGGCCAGACGCGGATTGCCGTCCACCTTTTCGCCCGCGACGTGCTGGAGATGAAGAACTCCAAACGGCTATCGGTCATGCAGAAGGCCCTCGAAGCTCTCCCGCTCTGGATCAAACCCGCCGAAGACTCAACGGTTCACGAAGTCCTCATGGACGGTCACCCGCGCTTGGTAGGCGACACCCCCGACGATTTCGGATTTCACGCTCGCATCATCACTTTTCGTTTATACATAAAAGCAGTATAACACCATGGCACTCTCTTCCCTCACTCACGCGATGCTTGACGACCTCCACATCGGCAACGCATCCCTCTCCCTGCTCGCCTATCCGAGTACGGGTTTCGACCCGACGGGTGCTGACTTCTCCACGGGTGGCCAGATTTACACCCTGGAGGACACCTTCAACCTGTCCTGCGACGATCCGTCCCAGAGCGACATCAAGATCGACCAGCACAAGGAAATCATCGACGTTTCCATCGACAAGGGCGGAAACTGGGTGATGACCGGCAACATCCCGACCCAGGCCGCTGCTGTCTTCGACGAGTTCTTCGACGCCGGAGCGACCATCGCCGCCGGAACCGCATCCAACAAGACGGGCGTCACGGGCGCCGACGGAAACGCCTACTACACGGGCAAGGGCTACATGGCCACTCCGCTCGTCGTGGAAGTCGCGGTTCTCGCCGAGTCCGAGACCAAGAACACGGCCATCCTCTTCCCGCACGTGAAGATGGTCCTGTCCCGTCCGAAGAAGGACGACAACTCGAACCCGCTCTACCTTGCGATGACCGGCTTCATCCTCCCGAACGCCAAGAAGAAGGACAATAACCTCATGGGCGACTTCTTCGTGCTGAAGGCGGTTTCCGAAGCCTAACCGCACGGGTCAAACCTGAACCTTTGGGGCGGGGTGCAATAGCCCTGCCCCTTTTTCATATCCTTATGGCCGCAACCAAGAGCAAAACAGCGCATACCCAAGCGCACAAGAGAGAAATCGAATGAACCAGCCCGATTTAGCAGCCCGTATCGCATTGATACAGATCGAAGCCGAAAAGAGCGAGACCATCGCCATTCCCGGCACAAGGAAGAAAGTCAAGATTAAGTTCTTGCACGACTACACCGTCCAGAAGATAACCGAACTCCTTCTGGAACGGGAAGAGATAGAAGCGGCGGCGAAGAGCAACGACCCCGACGACGTGATGCGTTCCGCTGTCAAGCACCCGTATTTTTCCATTAAGCTGGCCGTCTTGGCCACTTTGAACTCTCCGTTGAAAATTGCCCTGCTCTACCCCATCAAATGGCGATGGTGGGCGTTCGTGAGGAAGTTCAACGAGGCGCAGATAGCATCGGTCACGATGGCTATTCAAAAAAAAAATCAGGGTGTTCTGCATGATGTACTGTCAGACTATCGAGTGCTGGACGGGTACGAGGACGGATGTGATGAGCCTGACGAAGGGGGAAGCAGGGCAATCCCTTCGAGAACCCACGCGGGAAGGATAGCGGCCTTCGTGAAGGACTTCCCCTGCTACGGGGACGTTAGATGGGTGCCTTTTGTCGGCAGGATCGTGAACTACACGGCGAGGTGCGTGTTGACGTCTGCCCAGATACAGATAATGCAGTCCGACCTTCCGCACACCTTGTACCTCCGGGACAAGAAAAAGAAGGTCGGCAAGAAAAAGACCGAAGATTACAAGTTCAACCAGAACGACAAGGCCATCAGGTTGCAGATAGAGGCGAACCGCCGTCGCAAGGAACGGCTGGAAGCGGAAGGGCAGAAGGTTGAGTACACGATGGACGAACTTTTTAACAAGAAATAGAAATGGCCGGGAATTTAGAGGAATTACACTTTAACGTGATTCTCGATCACGCGCAGTTCGACGCGGAGATGACGAAGGTTCAGAACATGGCGACCAATCTGAACACGTCGCTGCAAAAAATGCTTAATGTGAGCGACCTGAAGACGAAGCAGATAATCTCGTCGAAAGGCGTCCAGAACGCGAAGGATATGGCGAACTACCTTGAGCAGATTCGCCAGAAGATCCAGAACATGCCGAGGGGCAACTTCCTTGTCGGAGACGCGG